TAAATAAAAAATTAGACGCATTGTTTGGTGAACATTCTAAACAATTACAAGATTTAGCAGAAGTTTCTAAAATTGTAGAAGCAAGACCAAAAGGTTCTTTTGTAAACGAATCTAATACAACCACAGCTATAGGATCAGCTATAAAAGAATATGGTAGCGATGTAATTAAAGATATACCTATTGTTAGAAATATTGTTAATCCAGCGTCAAGAATTTTACGAGAACGAAAAATAGCTAAAGAAGTAAAACAATCTTTAAATCCTAAACCAAAAACAAAACTTTCAGATATAGGAAAATAAAATGTCAGTCAATCTATCACCCATAGGCAACGGAGTAAGTTTTTTAGGCACGACAGGGCTACCATTAAGTGGTGGCAAGATATATACCTACCAAGCTGGATCATCTACACCGTTAGCAACATACACAACCAATAGCGGAATTATAGCTAACGCTAATCCAATCGTATTAGGAACTGACGGTAGAACACCAAGTGAAATTTGGTTGACTTACGGTTACAACTATAAATTTGTATTACAAGATTCAGTGGGTTCAACAATTGCTACATACGATAATTTATACGGCATATTAGGAACTATTCCTGCGGCTTCATCTACATTACCTACAGGCATGATTCTTTTATGGTCAGGATCAATTGGTTCTATTCCTGCTGGTTATTTATTATGTGACGGAACAAACTCAACACCTGATTTAAGAGATAGATTTATTGTTGGTGCAGGTTCTTCTTATTCAGTAAATCAAACAGGCGGAACAGCAGATGCAATTGTGGTATCTCATACCCATACTGCAACTTCTACTTCAACAGTTACTGATCCAGGCCATACTCATCAATTTAAAGGCGGAACATTTAATAGTTCACAAGGTTCAGGCCCTAACTCTATCGCTAATACAAATAATTCATTAAGCGATACGACAGCATCTAATACAACAGGAATTACTGTTGCAACTTCAACAACTAATGCAACAGCAGGCACAAGTGGAACAGGTCAAAACCTTCCTCCATACTTTGCTCTTTGCTACATTATGAAAAGTTAATTATGAATAAACATACACTTTTAGAAGTTGATAGTCGTTTAAGCACACACGAAGAAGTATGCGCTTTAAGATACGAAGAAATTGGTGCAAGATTAAAACGTTTAGAAAGTATATTAATGGCAAGTGCAGGCGCTATTATTATATTGTTATTAAGTATAGTTTTAAAATAAGGATAAAAAATGGATTTATCTAAATTAACCAGCATGATGTTTCCTGTAATAGTTTCAGCTATTGCATGGATGCTTTCCTCATTATCAGGTATGCAAGCTGATCTTATAGATATTAAATCAAAGATGCCTGCACTTATAACTGCTCAAGGCGTTCCTACTGATAGTCCTATATCAGCAGAAGCAAGAGCAAAGCTTAAAGAAGAAATTAGAAGTCAAATGGGTGAACTTAATGTGCGTATTCGCATACTTGAAGAACATGAAAAATCAAAAGGATTTAAATAATGTTTAGTATATTGTCAGGCATATTAGGATTTGCTACTTCAGGACTGCCAAGTTTACTTGATTTTTTTAAAGCTAAAGGCGATCAATCCCATGAGCGCGAAATGACTGCGTTAATGAATCAACAACAATTAGCCATGGCTGAAAAAGGATTTGCAAGTCAAGAAAAGGTTGAAGCTTTACATCTTGAAGGATTACAAGCCCAAGCGTTTGCTGATGAAAAAGTAGCTCTTTATCAAAATGACACAGAGATGGCTAAAGGTGCATCAGGTTGGATTGTTAATTTAAGATCATCAGTTAGACCTGTGGTTACTTATCTATTTGTGTTTCTATTATTATTTGTGGATATTGCTGGGTTAGTATGGGCTATTAAATCAGGTGTTGATTTTGCTACTGCTTTAAATGCAGTATTTAGTGAAACAGAAGAAGCCATACTGACATCTATTATTGGCTTTTGGTTTGGCAGTCAAGCATTTAGCAAGAAATAATGCGTATATCTGATCGTGGCATTAAACTTATTAAACACTTTGAGGGTGTTCGTAATCATCCCTATCTTGATTGTGTTGGGCTTTACACTGTTGGCGTGGGTCATCTTATTGGGAATGGTAAATCACTGCCTGAATCTTGGAATAAAACTTTTACAGACGCAGAAATAGATGCGTTATTAATTAAAGACCTTGAAAAATTTGAAAAAGGTATTGCAAAATTATTTCCTTTATCTTTTAAATTTACGCAAGGAATGTATGATGGCTTATGTTCTTTTTCTTTTAATCTAGGATTAGGAACATTGCAGCGCTCTACTGTTCGTTCTGCTTTATTGCGTGGCGATAAAAAAATGGCAGGTGAATCTTTATTGAAATACTGTCGTGCAGGTGGTAAAGTATTAAAAGGACTTCAAGTAAGACGGCAAGCAGAATATAATTTATTAATGAAATAGGAAAAACAATGGCAACTAACATGAAATTAGAAAAATTAGAACCTTCAATCCGTCACGAAAAAAAAGAATACGTTGTTGAGCGTGAAGTTAAAGAGCTAAAACAAGAATTAAAAGCTCATATTAAAGCGCCAATGTCTAAAGCACATCCAAAGAAATAATGGATGAATTTAGTTTTGCATGTGTGGCGTTTGTCACTACTATGTGCCTTCTTTGTATTATCAGCTTACCTTTACGTTTTATTTTAGAATACGCTATTTGCTATTGGTAAATAAAAAAGGGACATTTAAGTCCCTTTAATTTTATTACTTATTCATTACATACATTGTTACTTCAAAACCAAATCTCATTTCAGTAGCTGCTGGAGTAGTCCACATAATATTTGCCTTTCATTTATAACAAGCAAAATTACTTGTCTAGCAAATTATGGTCTTTTTGCAATACAAATTAATCAGTAAAATCATTATTTCTTATTAAGTCGTTTGGATATTAATTCTGCATAACCAGCAATATCATCCCAATGGTCAGCATAGTTGGGATCACCATATAAAATTCTGCTTAACTTAACCAAAATCATGTGGATCGCTTCTTTTTGATCCGCTTCTAATTCATTCCAGGCATTTTTACTAATAATTTCTTGAACTTTCTCAATAAACTGTGCTTTTGCCATAAAATCACCATGAGTTACTTCACGTTCTGTCAATATAGGGCTATTTCGCATTTTAAAGCCTCTTGGGGTCGAAACCATAAATATTGGATACTTGGTCAGCTAACTTATAAAAAGTCGCACCGTGGGCATCCCAATGCTTGTAACCTTTGTTATAAAGGGTTAGATGACACATTTCATGCAATAAAGTTTCAGAAACCGTTAAATAATGTAAACAACGGCCTTTTGAGATTTCTATTTTTAAATTTGGGTCGCAATGAAAATATCCATAAGCTGTTGGATCATTAATTATTTTAAATTCTATTTTTGAAGCGGTTGGTAAATCGTATCGATCAAAAGGTGGCATAAGTCTAAACGCTGAATACAAGGCTACGATATATTTAGCGCTCAATAATGTCATTTTTTAACCCTTCCAACTAACCCATTCTGATTTATCTGAATTTTCAAACGATACATCCACGTTGACAGGCATTGAAAAAGTAATGCCATGATAAGGATGCGTTATCCATAAAGCTTGCCTTGGAGGTTCAAATCCAAAGTTATTGCTATACGCATATTCACAATACCCTTTTAGCGATCCATTTACAATCAATCTTTCTAATTGTATTAGTTGGTGGAAATGGCCGATTATCATAGTATCGTATTCCATATCGATTTGGGCGTTTCTAGACCTTTTTTTATGGTCACCACGAATAATAGGCCCTAAAGCACCAATGACTCCATCACCGCCTCTAAATTGATCGCCATGGGTTAATAAGTATTTATGGTTGTAAATAGCATATAAAGCGTCAGGGCCATCAGGTATGTGGAAAGATACTCGGCTATCGGTTTCAAAATGTTTAGCTAAGAATTGATAAGTTAGCCAATCAAAAGAAGTAAAGTTACGGCCTTTGTTTCTAATCTTGTGAGTGTTGCGGCCATGGTTGCCGCCTACGCATGGCACAAATACTTTGCCAAAATGATCTGCCAAGGTAGATATGCACCAAATTAGCACACCAAACAAGTCTATTACTACAGGCATAATCTCTGCGTCATTGGTGGCCATCAACTCTTCGTGGATGTCACCTGATACCATATCACCGCCTAAAGCTAATACGATGCCTGGGTATTTTGGATTGACCATGTGATTATTTAAAAGGTCAATAGCAACCTCAATCATTTTTTTAGCTCGTTTATGAGCTATCTTCATATTATAAGAATTGACATTATTAACTTGGTTAGGATCAACGTTCTCACCCCAATGCCAATCTGATGCAAACAATGTAGGAACACCTGGCGCTGATTTACTTGAACCTAGCTTTGTTAGCCATGCAGGTGGTGAAGGTTTCTTTTCAGCCATTTTAAGAATTTTAGTTTTAACATAATTCTCACTTAATACGTCACGATTGAAAGCTGATATTTGTGCTTCTAGGGTTCGTATCTTATCTTTGAGGGCTACTTCAGGTGGGATGTTTGTAATCAGTTCTTTTTCTTTTTGAATTTCACCTGTCATGCCAGCTAATTTAGCTGCTTTAAGTCTAGCTTGATAACAAGCTCTTTTTAGTCCTA